ATCCCTGACTCCCATCCCCTAGCCATTGCCCCTAGACAGCTTTGTGATGCCTGGGTTATTAAGATTTTGTTATGAATGAAGTGATGCCCATCGAATTCCCCAATTTTTTTGGAAAACAAAAAAAGGGCAAGGGAAGCCGTCCATATCACAAGCCGAACGAGGCCACGCGCAAGGTTGTTCTGGCGGCGATTGGTATGGGGATGGAGCAGACGAAGGTTTCGTTGTTGCTGGATATTAACCCCAAGACGCTGCGGAAGTTTTACCGCCATGAGCTGGATACGGGTGTTGCGCGGGCTAATTTTAGTGTGGCGATGAGTTTGTATGGCCGGGCGATCTCGGGCAAGGACACCATCGCCGGTATATTCTGGCTGAAGGCGCGGGATGGCTGGGTTGATACCGTCAAGCATTCCCATGAGGGATTGCCGGAGAATATCACGGTGACGTTTGCGCTGGACGCTCCTAAGGTAGAGCATGAGGTAATTGACGTAACCCCCCACAAGGCAATAGATCTGGTAAAGGGGTCCAAATCGGACCCCTAAATGATGTTTAGGGTTTTGAAGATCATCGAACTTGATTTGGTTGGGGAGTGGACTGTCGAGTGGGTTAGAGGTGGTATCTTTTGAAGCTGTTGTTGGTACTCACAGCATTAGCAGCCGCGTTTGTTTTAGCTATTATGCCAGCAAGCGGCCAGCGCGGACCTGCGTGCTTTGATTACGACAAGTTGACGCGGTCTTTGGAACGTAATGCAGATGAAACCAAGCATGGACAGGGGATTGCCCGAGGCGGGAAACTTTCGATTGAATTATGGCGTACTTATGCGGGGGATACTTGGACGTTGCTATTGGTTGATACGCTGGGACGCGCCTGTTTAATCGCTTTTGGTGAATCTTGGGTAAGTTCTTCCGGTCCTAATGTTAAAGAGAACCATTGATGAACATCGAGATTCCCTATACGCCACGCCCCCAGCAGCTTGATCTCCACCGCAACGATAAGCGGTTCAAGATTTGCGTCAGCCACAGACGGTGGGGGAAGAGCGTCTATGCGGTAACGGAATTACTCGCCAAGGCGCTGGAGATCAAAACAGAGCGCCACGACGGGCGGTTCATGTATCTCGCGCCGTACTACCGGCAGGCCAAGCAAGTCGCGTGGGATTATCTGTGTTACTACGCCAAGGACTTGCCCGGCACCAGGATCAATCAGTCGGAACTGAGGATTGACTTGATTAATGGCAGCCGTATCCGGCTCGGTGGTGCCGGGGACGACCCGGATGCTCTGAGAGGGATTTTCCTCGATGGGGTGATATTGGACGAATACGCCGATATGAGTCCGCGTGTCTGGTCCGAGATCATCCGGCCCGCTCTGGTTGACCGCAAGGGCTGGGCGATCTTCATCGGCACGCCCAAGGGACGCAACCATTTCTGGCGTCTTTACGAGGATGTCGCCGATGATAGCGACTGGCACCGCGCCATGTACCGGGCGTCCGAGACCGACGTTTTGGACCGCAAGGAACTGGACGCGGCCCGTCGTGAGATGGGTGAAGACGAGTTCATGCAGGAGTTCGAGTGTAGCTGGACGGCGGCGATCAAGGGCAGCTATTACGGCGGTGTTATTGAAGATGCCGACAAGGAGGGGCGGATTTGCCGTGTTGAATACGACGAGGCGTTGCCTGTCCACGTTGCGTGGGACTTGGGCATCAGCGATTCATGCGCTTTATGGTTTTTCCAGGTCACGATGGGCGAAGTTCGTATCATTGATTTCTACGAACACAACAACGTAGGACTCGAACACTACGTCAAGGTCATGCAGGAGAAGGGCTACTGGTACGGCGACGACTGGCTGCCCCACGATGCCAAGGTGCGTGAGCTTGGCACCGGCAGAACCCGCGTCGAAACGCTGATAAACATGGGGCGAAAGCCCAAGATCGTGCCCGGTCACAGAATCGCGGACGGCATCAACGCGGCGCGGCTTTTGCTCCGCCACTGCTATTTTGACGAGATCAGTTGCGAGCCGGGGATTAACGCCCTGCGCTCCTATCAGCGTGAATGGGATGATGTAAAGCGCGTATTCCGTAAGACGCCGCTGCATAATTGGGCCTCCCACGCAGCCGATTCCTTTCGCTATTTGGCGATTGCCTACCGCAATCTGAAGCCGAAGAAAGAAAAGCCGGATTGGCGAGAAGACATGATCAAGAAACCAAGCCTTGACGAAATGTGGGAAATACACGATTTTGATCGCCGAAATCACAAGGAGCCGCGTATCTAATGGCGATTGACTACGGCTTGGAAAACGATTTCGGTTTCGCCCCGGAAGATACCGCCCGGATGGGCGACGTGCTGATGGCAAAGGTCACGGTTGAGACCACCGAGTCTCCCGCTGATTACAGCGGTGTTCCCGTTACGACGACGGTGACCGAAGAAATTCCCCTTCCCCCCGGCCCAGCCCCGATGATGATGCCGCAATCGCCGCCGCCGCCGCCGATGGCGGTCCCTCCTCCCCGGATGGCGATGGACGGTATCTCTGGTATGGGCGTTCCTGCACTGCCACCACAGGGCATGGTCCCTCCACAGATCATGCCACCAGGAGCGTCTATGCCGGGGCCGGGGTCTACCGGTATGGGCGCGCAAGCAGCGCGGCAAGTGATGCAACAGTTCCAGCAATTTGGATGAAAATAGATAATGCCCCACAAAGGAAAAGATAGCGTCCGTATCAGGGCGTCTCGCAGAGTCCCTGGCTCGATGACGCGAAAAACCGATGCTGAATTGCGTGAAATTAACAGAGAAAGCTCCATCAAGGGACCGCTTACTCCGGTGCAGATTGTGAGAAAATCACGGGCTGCCGCCGAGCAACGAAGGCGTCTGGCAAAACAGGCCCATCAGGCTACCACTGGGAAACCAAAGAGAAAAAAATCTAAACGTAAATGACCGTGAACTTTTGGGACGTTAAGGAATTAGAGGATTTGTCGCAGACGGAGTGGGAGTCTCTATGTGACGGATGCGGAAAGTGTTGTGCAATTAAGATCAGAGACGATGAGACCGGCGATGTCTTCTACACTGATATCGCCTGTCGTTTACTTGACCGCGAGACAATCCGCTGTACGGATTACACCAACCGGAAACAGCGAGTTCCTAATTGCGTCACATTGTCGCCACAATTCGTCCGCGAATGCGATTGGCTCCCCGACACCTGCGCCTACAGCAAGCTGGCCCGTGGAGAGACGTTGGAATGGTGGCACCCGCTGGTATCCGGCAGCGCAGACACGGTGCATAGCGCCGGGATTTCCGCCCGTGGCAAGGTGAGCGGAGCGAGTATTAACTATGGCTGATAAAGACGACACACGCGCTGAACAGGAAAAGGTTCTTGGCCCGTCGCGCTTCTGGCAGAACGAAATCGACAAGGCGAGCCAGTTCGAGCGCGAGTGGCGGGAGCGCGGTAGCCGTGTGGTTGAGCGTTACCGCGATGAACGCGATGGAAACGCGCTTATCGGCCCGATATCCAATCGGTTTAACATTCTGTGGGCCAATACCGAGACCTTGAAGGGCGCTCTGTTCGCTCGCATGGCAAAGCCGGACGTGCGCCGTCGCTTTCCCGATCCCAACCCCGCCGCCCGGCAGGTTGCCATTCTTCTTGAGCGCACGCTTTCATACGATCTGGATATTTACGATTCAGCGCGCCCTCTGATGGCGGCGCTGGAGGACTACTTGTTACCGGGGCGCGGTGTGGTCTGGGTGGTGTATGAACCCATTATCATCAAGGAAAAGATAAAGATCGAGGTCAAGGACGACGATGTTGATATTGTCGAAGAAGAAGAGATCGAGCGTCTTGGCGATCAGCGTTGCCGTTTAGAGTACGTACATTGGCAGGATTACCGTGAGAGTCCGAGCCGTCGTCCCGAGGATGTGACGTGGCGGGCGCGTCGGCATCTGTTTACGCGGGATGAATTGATTGGGCGTGGGTTCGATCATGCCTACGAGGTGCCGCTGACGTGGATGCCGGACAATAGTGCCAACGAAGATTTCGATGAAATCTACAACCGCGCCGAGGTCTGGGAAATCTGGGATAAGGTGCAGCGCAAGCGGCTGTTCGTAGCGACGGGTTACAAGGATTTGTTGGCCGAGGATGACGATCCCTATCAACTGATCGACTTCTTCCCGACACCGACGCCGCTGATTGCGGTTCGGACCAACAACACTTCAATCCCGGTGCCGGAATTTACACTGTACCAAGATCAGGCGGACGAGTTGGATCGGGTAACCAGCCGCATTAGCAATTTGATCGAGGGACTAAAACGGCGCGGGGTCTACGATTCGTCGGTGCCGGAGTTGGCGCACTTGGCGAACGCCGGGGATAATGATTTTGTTCCTTCGGATAATTTTTCCTCGCTGGCCCAAAAGGGCGGCTTGAGCGTTGTC